TTACTACTTCTTGGTGGTTGTTCAAATATACGTTTCCAGTTTTCAAAAGCCATTCATAAAATCTGTTTACATTTGGCTCCACCACTTCGGGCTCTACAACTTCAATATTTAAAATCTTTTCCATTTCTTTGAAAGTCAATCCTTTAATTAGTCTATTAATTTCCATAATTTTGTAGTATTTCGTTTTTTTCTGTTATTTCGTCGTAGTTTAAATTTTCAATTCTTTCTAATTCAGCCAGTCTGGTTAAATTAGATATGTGCCATTTTGTGATAATACATTGATTTTTAAATTGTCTTTTGTAAAATCCAAGCTCATCAAAATCCTCATCTACTTCTCCCTGATTTGCAGGATTTCGAGTGTCGAAAGTTCCTGTAATGTAGTCGTCTAATTCCATAATTTTTAGTTTAAATTATTTGCACGTCTTTCATTATATCTTTCTTGGCTTTCTTTACCAAAAAATACATTTTTTGGAGCAAAATATTCTTGTACTTCTTTAACTGTAATTAAAGAATAATTAAGATTATTTTTGTTTGCGAAATTTTGAGCAAATTCTAAAGTTGTAAAATTTCTGTTTGTGATTGTGTAAATAGTTTTCATAATTTTTGTTTTTTTGTTTGTTATTATCTGAGTACAAATATACATCAAACACATACATCTTGTATATTTTTTAACAAAAATTTAACACTTGTATATAAAAGAAAACCATTTTGTTGGGGTTAACAAAATGGTCTAATTAGTTATTTATGGACTTTATGAGCAAATAATTTAATAACGGTATCAACTGTTATAAATCTGGCGAACAGTCTTAAAATGCGCCCAGCATTGGTTGTAGCCTTACTGTTTGAATATTTCTCGGCAGCGAAATTCAATACGTCTTTAATCTCTTCTGGAATTTCTTTTTTCATCTTATCCTATTTTTAAAATTTGTTTACGGTTTTTCTCTTTGCTTACATAACTAACGTGAACCCAACTATAATTAAATTCATTTATGAGCTGATCAAAATCTAAATTTTCTTTGATGTAATCAAAAATCATTTTATTACTAACTTTCCCCGTGCCTTGAATATCGATCGCTTGTCCTTTTACGTGTTGGCTAAAAGGTGCTCCACCCACGGCTTTATTAAGAATAGGGCTTCTGTAAAAACTCGATACCCTCAAAGGTGTTTTGAAATGTTCCCTCACAACGTCGAAAACTCTAATCCCTAACAATTGCATCGCTAATAGTTCATTATCGCCTGGTTCGTTCTTAATTCCTTTCCTGACGGCTGTTTGGCTTGTTGTTGCCTCTTGGTAACTAATGTATTTTGAAATGTTTTTCATTTTGTAAATAATTTAATGATTAATTGTCTAACGGCTTCCATCAAAGAACTTAAAAGATAGTCAATATTCCAACGGTAGATTAAAAACTCCATGATTTTTTCACCCGAAATAGCCACCACACCTATAATAGTAGACATCATTCTTTTGTCCTCAATGGTATTTATAAATGGAAACGCAAAATAAGCGCATCCAATCCCCACCACATAACTAATAATAACTCTTGTAAAAGTCACTGTTTCTGTTTTTAATTGTGTTGCTATTTTTATCGAAATACCTATTATAGATGGTATTGCTATTTTGATTAAAAAAGCGTTAAATTCGTTAACGTATTCTTTCATTTTTTGTACTTGAAAAACCAAACAAATGGCAGGGTCAATATTAAGGCTAATTCGTTTAATCCTAAAATTTCGGGATTAAAATATAGTTCATCTAATAAGTTGCTCAAACTTAAAGAAAATAAAATAAATTTCACAAAAATACTTTTGTTTAAACAAAATAAATAAGTACATATAAGGAAGATAAAGAGGGCGTTGCCAATATAGAAAAATCCTTTTGGGAAGTATTCCCAGAATAAATAAGTGAAACACCCTGTTATCAATGCCATATATAAGATTGACTTCATCGGTCTTTTGGTCGTGTACCTACTAATCTTTCGTTGTTTGGCTTTTTCTTATCCCCTGCAAAATAACCAAGTAATACCAAGCCAATTGATAAAAATAATTGACTGCCTGATTTCCCCGTAAATGCGCCCATATTATAGGCTTGGATTAATGCATCGATTAATAACGGCAATCCTGCCAATACCCCTGCTAACGTTGTTTTCCAATTTTTCATTTTTGTATTGATTTTAATGAGTGATTTTTATCTATTTTATCTAATATCCAAACTAAACATTTGCCTATTTTTGTGAGTGTTTTGTCTCTTTCGTTTTTACCCAAGGCGCTGGAAATGGTCTCTTCAATATTCCCGAAATGATACCCGTTTTCAGTTCTTAAAGTCTTGTTCAAAAGCGTTCTAAATTCCCGATTTGCGTATTTGTCCAAGTTAATTGCGCTACTTTTAAAATAGCCTTCCTTATTCTTAACCACAAGATAGTTTATCACCGCTAACGGCAAAAAAAGTATGTACGCTATTATGAAAAGTATCGCTCCCATTATTCGCTAAATTCCCAGTCGTTTGGCTGTAACCTGTAAATGGTTGTGTTGCTGTTTAACAGATTAGTTTGTGTGTCAATCATCAACGCAATCTGGAGCTGTTTCCATTCCTTTTCTGTTTTAGTCAATCCGCTAAAATCGTTCGTACTTGAAATGTAAGCATCTAATTGATTGATTTGCTCGTTTGTGTAACGTACTGATTTTTGTTTGTATAAAATCTTTGTGCCATCGCTTGAAATCGCCCAATCGTTTACGTTATAAGTCACCCCGTTTTTGTCAGTTTGAAAAGAGTCTATTTCAACTTTTATCTTGGCAACTTTATCGCCTCTGTCCTCGTAAAAGAAATCTGTTTTTGTTTGTATCATTTTTGTTTTATATTAAAGTGTTGTTCCTTGTCCCGAACTGTATAGTAAGTCTATTTCTGTTTCAGTTAATTTTGTGTTATAAATAGGTGTTTCATCAATTAAAGCATTTATATATTGTGAGGTGGAGTTAAGTCCTATTAATAGATTATTAGACTGGTTTAAGACCGACATTGAAAAAGTTAATTTCAAAACTCCGTCAACGTATATATAATTATTAGCTGTTGAACTTTCAAAAACTAAAACCAAATTATGCCATAAATTATCATTTAAGTTTACTCCAGTGGATTTGAATCCCGACCCTCCAAAAGACCCCCAATTATAAAATCCTAATACCCCATCAACTAAAAACAATCCATAAGCATTTTCTTTTGAAAATATTGCCCGATAAGAACTACCTGCTGCGCTCGTTTTAATCCAACACGAAACACTTCCAGTTGATAATTGTAAATTAGCAGGATTTCCTATTACAGTTTTAGAAGTTGTACCGTTATAACTTGCTGCATTACTTACTTTTCCTGATACATAAGAAACGTTTGTGTCTGTTCCGTTGTTGCTACCATAAATATCATTAGAATTTGAATCTAATTTATAATAAGAAACTAATCCTGTTGTAGGAACTGAGCTTGTTACTGTTGTAGCAGAAACCACATTACTCGTACTTTTATTAAAAAAAATATCCACGGGTATTAATTGAAAAGTGTAAGCAGTGTTTAAGGTCAATCCTGTAACATATTCCCCACTTGCAGTGATTGTATTTTTATAAACGCCATTTGCGTAACACTCATAATAATCAATAGCGTTTGTGCTACTTGGTGCTGTGAAATTCAATTTAACAGCCGTGCCATAAACATTACCAACGCTTAAATTAGTAATTGGGTTTGGCGCTGTGAAATTAGTCACATATCGAACCGTCGCACCGTTTGAAATTGCAAGAGCTAAATCACCCTCTACACCACCACCGTTTGAAGTTTGCAAAGATGGATTTGCGTAAATAGTACACCCTACTGATGTTAAAGCATTATAAAAAACTTGGTTATCTCCAGAAGTTGCCCCTAAAGTTGTGACTGATGGAATATAGAATACTTTTTTTGATGGGTAAAAATCATTATAAAACTGACCTAAAATTGATGTACAGTTTTTCAAATAAACTAATTGTATCTGTGAATTTCTATCAACAAATTTTCCATTTAAAGTAACAATTCCTTTAAAGTTTAATTCCTTAATTTTTGTTGTTTCTCTAAATACATTATCAGCTAAATCAGTCACCAACCCATCAATATCTATATAAGATGTTATATTGGTATCTTGATAAAAACCCTGCAAAACATAACTCCCACTTATACTACATTCAATATCACTTCCTACAATCTTGAAATTTGTAATTCTATTTGAAGCAATGCCAAGCTTTGTCGCCAACGCTCCAGATGTCGTGATAGTCGAAGCCACACCGCCTATAAACGTATTTGCTTTTGATTTTAAACCTCCAAATATTTGCCAAGCTATTTGATTCATTATAATCCTACTGTTAAATATTCGTTTGAAACTCCCGTGTTTGTAATCGTGTGCGATAGCTTTTCAGCCATAGTGGTTGCCGTGTTGTTTATAAGCACAATTGAACCACCAAGTGCGTATGTCATTGTAACTCCTGCCGACGTTACAAAACTGCAATTAAACCCAAGTGATAAACCATTTGGTAAAGTCACCGTGCAACTGCTTGTTAATAAAATAACAGTACCATTATCGCTTTCTGCAAGCGTTGTATTTGTAGATATTTTTCTAACGGTTAAGGCTACACCACCACCGCCACCAATTGTAATGTCGCCACTTCCTAAAATCGAAGATCCGTTTATGGTTTTGATGTTGCTACCCGAAACTAGAATAGATTGAAACTTCCCAACCGCCCAATCATACAAAGCCTTTACGCTTGGATATTTAGTAACAGAAAGTTTGTCGGTTTCTACCGTTTGGCTTTTGTTTGCGATATTCTCTTTAATATCATCAAGCCCGTTTACGATGGTCTTAATTTCGTTGGCATTATCTGCCGTGAATTTATTAACCTCCGCTACTGGAATATCTTTAATTTTTACCTTATTCGTGTATGTTATTTTAGCCATAAATATTAAAATCTAAATAATAATCAAATCCGTCTTCAATCAATCCTGTTTCTTCTAAGTCTTCAATAAAAAAACTTTGCTTTTCCTCTTGCGCTGTAAGTGTGAAAGTATAACCGTTTAAATCGGATTTTCCTCCGCCTGTTTTAAAATCAACGTTTCCGCATTGCATACCGTTGTAAAGTCCAAAGATACGATATAAACCGTTGTTATCTTGGAACGCTACCCTCCAATCGTTTTTTAACAATAAATCAAACTCCTTTGCGTTATCAGCCTTAAAAGTCATTGACAAACTTTGTTCAAAAAATTTTCCGCCCTCATTTTCCTGTTGAACTTCATTTGCGTTTGGCGTGGTTAAACTTTCAAACTTAAAAATAAAAGTTTCCGGAAAAGAAACTAAATAATTTCCACTTGTAACAATTTGCGAACGGCTGTAAGGTTGCCATCTTAATAACCAGACAGCCTTAACCCCGCCTAAATTGTTTTTACACTTCCTGCTATAATTTCCATCCAACATTTAGATTGATATTTTTAAGTGCGTTTACTTCATCTTGGATCGTCTTATATTCTAATAACGGATTTTTACAAATCCATTTTTCAAATCTTGTTACATACATTTGCGCCAAAGATTTGTATTTACCCGATAAATATTGAACTTCATCTTTATCGACCACCTCTACATTTTCGCCACTACGTTTATAAATTCCTGCATTATCGACCATATAAGAAGCGATTTCTATATACTGCGCCAAGGCTTCATTTTTAGTAATTGGCTTGATAAAATCGGTGTATAATTCAAGATACAAGCCCGTTAATGTTTCAGCTTCAATATCACTAATAATTTTGTCGTATAGTTCGCTACCAAGTAACGGCTCAATCGTTGTTAATTGCGTGTTTAAGATGCAAAATAAATATTTATCCGTGTCCGTGTTGCCCGATAATATCGTGCTATTGGTCATCTCTTGTGGTGTTACAAATAAAAGTTCTGCCATAATATTTATATATCGTGCGGTGCTATTCCCGCTATTCCTGATGCTCTACTTTCTTTTGGTGTGTTTTTCGGATTATTAACATCCACTTTCACGCCTTTTTTTCTATAAGTTAATTTCTCCCAATAGTGCTTACAAGTTCCCCCCGTAAAATTCGCACTTAATAAGCCACCGCCTTTATGTTTCCAAATCGAATAGGGCTTATCTGGTGTCGGGTGCATTCCAAAGCCTGGGTTTACATTTCTCTCTCCCATTAATTCTATATCTTCACGCCTGTAAATCTTATTTCTTCGCATCATTTCTTTACAAAATTGCCTTTCAGGGTTTTGATTTCCCGCATACCGATACCTAAAAATATAATATTCAGTATCCCATTTTGATTTAGCGTTTGGAATAGCTGTTCCACTACTTACAGAAGCTAATTCTAATTTGTCCTCTTCATCATAATCTACGGGCTTAACTTCGATTAATTCGTAATTTTCTAAATCTTCATCCTCTCCGTATTCGCTTAAATCAATTTTTTTTTTTTCATCACTACTCATTTGAGTAGTAGTTGACTGCTCCGAAAGTGGAATAAAATATAAATCCAATCCGATGTTGTAAGCCGTTAGAATTTCCTCCAAGGCTTCAATTATAAACGATTGTTTTGGCGCTATGACTCTTTTCATCAATTGTCCTTCTGCCTCGTCTAATTCGTTTGCATTATTACCTAATCCACCTTCTGACATAATGCCAAACAATTTAGGACTAACAACTTTATGCCCGGTCATTATTTGTTGGCGACTTTCTCCAGTTAAATACTCCCATTGCTTATGCTGTGCATCGTTTACGGGAAAAGGTATAATTGTAATTTCAGCATCGCGACCATTAAAACTAATCACAAAGTTCATAGCGTTTGGACTGCCAGTTAATTTTTGTTTTATTTTAGTTTCTAATTCGTCTTTTGCTTCAGGGGTCAAAGTGCCACCGTCTGGGATGTTTATAATATACCCCGCGCTTAATCCTTTTTTAATTGAATTGATATAAAAATTTGCCAATTCCTCTTCCATCTCGGCATAAGGAAGTGCGGACAAATAGTCAGGATCACTAAAATAATTTTTACCCGCTTTGTATGGTTTAATACAATAGATTTCTATATTCTCTTTTGAAGTGCCAAAAGCTGGAAAAGATTGCGCTGGATATTTAGTAATATTACTCCAATCCCTTGAATAAAAATAAGTGTCTATTTCGCCCTCTTCATTTTCTAAGGCTGGTACTACTAATTGCTTAGGCAAATGATAAATCGCCCCTAAATCTTTGCCGTTTTTTGCTCTAACGACTTGCATTGAAGCCTCGCCAAATAGTTCGAAATCTGCAATAATTTTGCGAAGTTCTTTTTTGTTTAAAATAGTCACAAAATTAATCCACTGCGAAAGGTTTTTGTTTCTGCAATTTAAACCTTGACCGTAAATCAAATCAATATACGACGAAATTATAGCTGCATTTGTTGGCGAACCGTTAAATCTATCAATAACATACTGATAGAAACTATTGTTTTTACCGTTTAAAACCCAATTTTTTGCCTTATTCTCCTCTAATTTCGGGCGTACATAATTGCTTAATTGCAATAATCTTATATCGTTACTCATAATAATACAATTCGTTAGAAGCTTTGAACGTTTGTGTATCTTGGGAAGTTGCAAAAATCATCCCAGAATATAAAACCTCTCCGCTATCTTTTATTTTTATCTTAAATTTATCACCCTCAACAAAATCATAGTCAAAATTAATGCTTAATAACCCATCACTAAGGGAATGAGTGCAAGTAATTGTCTCATTATTAAACGATAATACTATATTCTCATAGCTGTAATACCTTGGAATAATTATAATATCGTGATTAGTATTTGCTGTATTGACTATCTTCATATTATTATAATGAAAAAAACCCCTTTTTGTTTTGAAAAAGGGGTAAATTAATTTTAATTAATCTAATCTAATCTATTAAAGCTAAAAACGCTGTTACTGTTGCGCTATCTAATTTTGGGCTTAACGCTCCAGTTGTAGAAACGCCTGTAAGTGTGTAACCGTTCATTTCTCCTTTTGCTCCTCCAGTTGTTTGTGCAACCGTGAAGTCAATGCCATCGTCTATTCCTATTGCGTGGTATATACCATTTCGGTCTTTAACAACTGCCTGACATTGATTATAGGCTAATAAGTTCATTTGATTTGAACTTGCAGCATTAATGCCTTTTAAAACAATTGTAGTTGTTTGAGTGTTTAAAGAAGTTCCTGCATTTCTATCTGGAACCAAACTTTCCGCTACATTGTTACCATCGCCCTCGATTTCGTATTCGTAAACAACTGTAAGCAAAGGATTAATTGCTGTTGCTACACCTGCCGAAACCGTGAAAGGATTTTCCACGAAATTAAAAAGGTAAAGTTTACCTAAACCCCCAAGGTTGTTCTTACAACCTCTTTCTCTACCTGATGAAATATCACAAGCCATATTTTTATATTTTAAATTAAGGGCGGAAACTAATCCGCCCTAATTACTTTTTATCCTACGTATAAAACGTTAAATTTCTGATTCACTACGTGTGCGAATACGGTAAAGATTACATCATAGAAATAATCTTTTCTTGGTGCTGGATATTTAGCAATTTCGATATTTGCATAATCATCCATAACATCCGTACACCACATAAAGTTCATTGGTAAACCTGCAAGCAATACGTTAGAAGCCAAAGGAACAAACACGATTTCTACGTCTAAGTAGAAGTATTTACCTGTTGCTAAATCAACTGTAAATGTGTCTCTATAAGTTTGTGCTAAATTGAAATTGTTAATCAATTTCTTAACGTTTCTCGGAGCATAGATATAAGGCTTTTCTGCACCTGCTAAAACAGCATCAGGAATAGCATCATACACTTTACCCATTTCAGTAGCAATATTTGAAACACTTAAAGTTGTTCCTGCTACTTTTACTCTTTTCCCAACTGCACCTTTGTTGTAGATTATTCTCGCTGTAAGTGAGTCGAACAAAGTTGTAGGCATTGCAGCTACTAAAGTTTTTTCAGCTGCTCCAACTGCTGTTTGTCCTGTTCCTGCTGTCAAAGCGGCTACTGCTGTTTGAGTTGCTGCTGTTGCACCATTCCAGAATTTAGCCTCTGCATCCAAAGAAATTAATGGAGCTACACCATTAAGAACAAGTTTGTTAAATTCATCCGAAACATCATTGATTGCCCCCGGAGCCATATCACGATTGAAACGTGTACTTCTTAAATCGTCTGGCGTAAATTTATCGATATACTCAACTTTTACGGGAGTTACCAGAGTGTCTTCCAGTCCAATTGCACCTGCCTCTGAACCTGTAGGGTTTACCGTCCAAGCCTGCATAGTTACCGAGTTTAAATTTTCGGTAATGATACGCCCTGCTTTAATTCCTGTCTCAAAAGCTACCAAGCCTTTTTCAACGGTGTCGTTTTTGAATAAAATTTCGGATATAATATCCGCTTTAAAATCTGTAGGGATTTGCGCCCCTGTGTAAGTTACTGCCATAGTGTTTTTTAATTAAATTTGTTTTTGTGTTGTCTAAATTTTTCGTATGCGCTTAATTCTACTGTTGTTGTAGAAGTGTTTTTCAAAGGTTTTTCGCTTGGTTGTTTACCAAGTTCAGTAACTTGATTTTCTAATTCTGCGATTCTTTGCTCTTGTGCTGTGTATTTAATCAAAATGCTTTTAATTGCGCTTTCGATTTCTGAAGCTATTTTAGCATCGTTTGAAACTTTACCGTCGTTTAAATCTTGTGCTGGTGCTGGAGTTTCTTCTTCTTCAACCTCCTCAACCGCTGGTTTGATTTCTTTAGCGATACCCTCAACCTCTACTACTAAAATAGTACCGTCTTCTAACGGGTGCTCTCCAACTGGTACTGGTACTTTCGTGCCATCCTCTGCCATTACCCATACGGATAATCCCTCACTTAATACTTCGCCATCCCATTCGATTTTAAGCGAACCATCGGCAAGCATCATACTTCCTAATTGGATTTTTTTTGATGGTGTCAAAGCCAACAAAATTTTTTCCAATAACGTGTTTGTATTACTCATTTCTATATTTGTTTTTAAATTTACTTCTTCTAACGATAGCATCGCATCAATTGAAAACCCTTGTACTTTGCCTGTCTTTACATAGTCATTCCAAATTTCGTCACTATCAACTTTCATAACCGCCAGCCAACTTCCCTTGGGATATTCAAATCCAAAGTTAGTTGACTTGTCGATTTTAGGATTTTCAACTATCCAAGATTCTGTAAAAGTTACTCCTTGAATGTTTTG